TGGCGTTCTCCGAGATCGAGCCGTTCCCCCGCGCGGTTCTCAAGCACCATCACCCCGATGTCCCACTGCACGGCGATTTCACGAAACTGCGCGACGAGCCGTGGATCACCGATGCCGACATGCTGTGCGGCGGAACCCCCTGCCAGGCCTTCTCGATCGCCGGGAAGCGGGAAAGCCTTTCCGACGACCGCGGCAACCTGACCCTCGAATTTGTGAGACTGGCCGATGCAATCGACGATCTTCGACGCGCTGCTGGAAGGCCCGAAGCCTGGATCCTGTGGGAAAATGTCCCCGGCGTCCTCAGCGTCGGCGACAACGCCTTCGGGGCGTTCCTGGGCGGACTGGTCGGCAGTGAATCCGCCATCGAGCCGCGCGAACGGTGGAGCAACGCAGGTGTGGTTTCTGGGCCGCGACGAATTGCAGCATGGCGGGTGCTGGATGCCCAATATTTCGGAGTGGCCCAGCGAAGGCGGCGGGTCTTCGTGCTCGCTCACGGACATTCTCGAGGCTGGGCCTGTGCCGACGCGCTTCTTCCTGTCAGCGACCGCCTGCACGGGCATCCTGCGCCGCGCCGCGAAACGGGGCAAAGCGCTCCCACCATCCCTAGCCGAAGCACTGCGGGCGGCGGCCTCGGGACGGACTTCGACTGCGACGGCGGGCTGATACCGGAGATCGTCGGTCAGGCCATGAGCGCGAAATGGTCGAAGGGCTCGGCAGGGCCGGCAGGGGACGAGCATCACAATTTGATTCCGTGTCAAGCGTTCAGCATCATGCCGATGAACAGCGGGAAGGATTTCGTCGCGCGGCCAACGGATGTTGCCCAACCCGTGATGGCTGGCGGGCCTGTTGGCGGGAACCAAGGCGGCGATTACATCGCCCACTCCCTGACCGGCGAAGGCTGCGACGCCAGCGAGGACGGGACCGGGCGGGGGACGCCGCTGGTGCCGGTTCATGTCATCCAGGAACGCGCTGTCAGCGAAAACCCCGATGCCGGGCCTCAGGGCAAGGGCTGGCAGGAGGATGTCGCGTTCACGCTTGAGGGCCGGGCCAAGGTGCAGGCGGTTGCTTTCGCCGAGAACAGCCGCGCCGAATTGCGGCTTTGCGGCGGCGATGGGCAGGTCGCGGCGCAGCTCACCACTGGCGGCGGAAAACCGGGACAGGGGCAACCGTGCATCGCCTTCTCGGCCAAGGACCACGGCGCCGATGCGATCGAGGATTGCAGCCCGAAGCGTCGGGCTGGCGGGCACAGGGGCAGCCACGCCAATGCGGGGGTGATGCCGGCGGTTGCGTTCAACCTTCGCGGCCGGGATGAAGGAGCTCAGCCCGAGTGCGATCCCGATGGGCTGGCGTCCATGCGCGCGGCTTCCGGTGGTTCTTCGCGGTCCTATGTGGCGCAGTCCGCAGTCCGCCGATTGACGCCCGAGGAATGCGAGGCCTTGCAGGGATTTCCGCGATTTTATACCCGCATCCCCTACCGCGGCAAACCCGCCGAACAATGCCCCGACGGCCCCCGCTATCGTGCGCTCGGCAATAGCTGGGCGGTGCCTTGTGTGAGGTGGATCGGCGAGCGGATTGCAACGATGCAGGAACGGAGGGCGGGGTGATGGCTGGCATGACCCCCAAACAGCAGCAGTTCGTCGACGAATATCTTATCGACCTGAACGCGACACAGGCGGCAATCCGCGCAGGATATAGCGCGAAAACGGCATATTCGCAGGGCGAGCGTCTGTTGAGGAATGTTGAAGTCGCCGCCGCTTTGGCCGCGCGGCGCAAGAAACTGAGCGAGAAGTTGGAGATCACCACTGAACGGGTGCTTCGCGAGTTGGCCCTGATCGGCTTTGCGAACATGGCGGATTACATGCGCGCCGGGCCGGATGGAGATCCATATCTCGACTTCTCCGCGCTCACTCGTGACCAGGCCGGTGCCCTTTCCGAAGTGACGGTTGAGGACTTCAAGGAAGGGCGCGGTGAAAACGCCCGCGACGTGCGCCGGGTCAAGTTCAAGCTGGCGGACAAGCGCGCCGCCTTGGTCGACCTCGGCAAGCATCTGAAGCTGTTTACCGACCGGGTGGAGCATACCGGCGGTGAATCCCCTGTCTCGATCGTGTACCGCAATGCTGGTTGAGCCCATCCTCCCCGAGCTGGTGATCGACCTGACCGATCCGCAGTTCCAGTTCGTCACGGCGCCGGAGCAATTCCCCGCGCTGGTTGCGGGGTTCGGCGCGGGCAAGTCGTTCGCGGGCATCCACCGGGGATTGTCGCGCAAACTCACCTACCCGGGCCAAGACATCGCCTATTACCTGCCCACCTATGACCTTGTGTCGAAAATGGGCATCCCCCGCTTCGAGGAAGAATTGGAGCGCATCGGGCAGGCGTACCGGACGAACAAGAACGACGCGCTGATACAGGTGGAAAGGGCGGGCTCGATCATCTTCCGCACGATGGACAGCCCCTCGCGGATCGTCGCTTACGAGGTGGCCGACAGCATCGTCGACGAGATCGATGTCCTCGCAACCGACAAGGCCCGCGATGTCTGGAACAAGGTGATCGCCCGCAATCGGCAAAAGAAGCCCGATGGCTCGCTCAATACCGTTGGCGTGGCGACTACGCCTGAGGGCTTCAAGTTCGTCTATGAGCGCTGGAAGAAGAACCCGGTCGCGGGCTATCGGCTCATCAAGGCCACCACCATGAGCAACGCGGCGAACCTGCCCGCCGGCTACATCGACAGCCTGCGATCATCCTACCCCGCCAACTTGCTGCAAGCCTACTTGGACGGCGAATTCGTCAACCTCACCGCAGGCTCGGTCTATGCCGAATACGACCGCTTCCTGAACGCGAGTGCCGAAACCATCCAGACCAGCGAGCCGCTGCACATCGGCATGGATTTCAACGTCGGGAACATGACCGCAGTGGTGAACGTGCTGCGTGACGGCGATCCCCATGCCGTCGACGAGCTGACCGGGATCATGGACACCCCGGCGATGATCGCGAGCATCAAGGCCCGCTACGAAGGCCATGCGATCCTCGTCTATCCCGACGCCACCGCCAACAGCCGCAAGTCGAACAACGCCAGCGAATCCGACATTGCATTGCTCCGCGCGGCAAGGTTCAACGTGCTGGTCGCGCCGTCTAACCCGGCGGTGAAAGACCGGGTGCTGTCGATGAATCAGGCCATCCACAACGAGGGCAAGCGGCGCCTGCGCGTCAACGCCGATCGCTGCCCGGTGCTCGTCGAGGCGCTGGAAAAGCAGGCTTACGACAAGAACGGCGAACCCGACAAATCGGGCGGGCTCGATCATCCCTGCGATGCCCAGGGCTATTTCATCCACTACCGCTACCCCGTGCGGGGCCGGGCCATGCAGCAAATCAGGATCGGAGGTATTTGACATGAAGGGCGTTGACACACGGCACAGGGATTACGACAGCTACGCGGCAAAGTGGAAGCGCTGCCGCGATGCCAGCGACGGGCAGGACGCGGTCCATGCGGCGGGCGTCCTCTACCTGCCCAAGCTCAAGGACCAGTCTTCGGAGGATTATGCCGCCTATCTCAAGCGCGCCGGGTTCTACAACGCGACATGGACCACGCTGAAAATCCTGAGGGGCATGATGTTCCGCAAGCCGCCTCAGGCCGAACTGACGGCCGCGGTGGAACAGCATACCAAAGACATCGACCTCGAAGGCACCGACCTCGACACCTTCGCCCGCGAGGTTGCGCTCGAAGTGCTGGAAGTGGGCCGGGTCGGGATTCTTGTCGATCACCCGCCCCCGCAGACCGATGTGCTGCCGATGGTGCGTGCATCGGCCGAGGCCAGGGGCTTGCGGCCGATGCTGAAAACCTACCTCGCGGAAACGATCATCAACTGGCGGCACGAGCGGATCAATAACCGCTGGATGCTGTCGCGCGTGGTGATGGAGGAAACCGTCTCCGATCCCGATCCCGAAAACCCGTATGGGGAAAAGCAGGTCAAGCAATGGCGGGTGCTGGAACTGGTTGAGGGCTTCTACCGCCAGCAGGTTTGGCGCAAGGCCGAGACCGGGCGAGGCCCGGACTTCGTGCAGGTCGGCGACGATGTCTGGCCGACCATGGACGGGCGCAACCTTGCCGAGATACCGTTTGCCGTTGCCGGGCCGGACGGCATCGATCCCGCTTTCGACGAACCGCCGCTGATCGACCTTGTGGATGCCAACCTCGATCACTACCGGGTCAGGGCCGATTATCGCCACGGCCTGCATTTTACCGGCCTGCCGACACTGTTCCTGAGCGGGATCGCCCCCGACGAAAGCGGTAATGCGCAGACCTTCTACCTCGGTTCGCAAGCCGCGATCCTTGCCCCCGATCCCAACGCGCGGGGCCAATTCATCGAGTTCACCGGGCAGGGCCTCGGCGCGCTGAGGGATGCCTTGAACGATCTCAAGGATGAAATGGCGGTGCTGGGCGCGAGGATGCTGATGACGGAAAAGCGCGCGGTCGAAGCGGCTGAAACCGCGGCGATCCACCGCACGGGCGAGAACAGCTCCCTGGCCGACATCGCGCTGGCAATCTCGCAATCGCTGGAATGGGCGCTGGCGCTATTTTCCGAATGGGCGGGCGGTGAGCGC